ATTAAACTGATTCCTCCCATAAGGAGTAATCAACACAGGTGGACCCTAGGGTCTTCACTGGTCATAACAGTTTATGTTATGGTTTAATTCCCTTGCGGGCTTGTTTATCCTCTCGTAGAAGAGTAGGATAATGACAACTCGTATCACTTGAGTTTCCTCAATTGAGACTTGCTTTGATCAGATTTAACATCTGTCTCAGCTTCGTTGGGATCAGATTCCTTTGTCTTTACACCGTTCATTTTGGTGGACCAAATTTCTTCAGTCACCTGAACTAATTTCTTAGTCCGTTTGATGAGTGGCTTAGGACGGGGGTCTCCTCGCTCAACTACTGTCGTTGTTAATGCCGTGCCACGAAGTTTTTCAATAACTCGTACCGTCATATCTTTCGATATTAGGAGAGGTTTTGGATCACTGCGTGTAGCCGCAAAGTACCTTAAAAACTGGTTCTTTGAGCTATACATGAAGTGGTTTTTCAACTCACTTTCTGTAGCCACTAATGGTTTCCGTCTGGAAGCTTGAAGTTTCTCCGTTAAGTGAAGTCCGAACTCATATCTGAGTGCGTATGACCATCCTTGCGGGTTAAACCCAAGACCCAATGGTTCAGGTATAAACTCTACAGCTTTGGCGTATCGATATTGATCTGGTGTTAATAGATCTTTACTTATAGCCTGGCTGCCAAGGGTTTTGATTACTGACATGAAACTCTCGTCAGACATCTCCTTGTACTTGAAACCATGGAATACGTAGTCTTGCAAAATAACTTTACCAGCAAATTCAGCTGCTTTGTTACTAACAAGACACTTACTCTCAGATATTGGACAACGTAATGTTGCTAATAGCTGGCGATACTCTCGATGCACTCCTTCATGGTTGGTGACAAAATCATCACCTAGAATCCGGAATGTTGAACCGATTTCGCTACCAGTAATACCTGCTCGCACTTCTGCTTGCAAGGCCAATACTGCATGTGCTAAAGCAAATGTTGGGAAACTAGGACCAGCCCCTAAGGGTTGACCTACATTCCAAGCGATGTTCTGCTTGTCTCCCCACATTTTCTTATATGGTGCTCGACACACTAAAGTGAATAACTTTATTGTGCTTTCAGGAATCACCCCGAAAGATTTGAGAACTTCCACTTGATATTTCAAAGGGAAGTTGTTAGTTGCGTCAGACAAATCTACAGAGTAGACTGTCTTACCATCTCCTAACCACTTTTGCACAACTTCCACACCTGACATCTGATCATGAGTATTATCCCATGGGCACTGTTTCAGATAGGAAAGTAAGCTACGCTTCATGACATCCAAAGACACCTGCAATACCTGATTAGGGCTCGCAAATGCTCTGAACTTGTAACCAGGTTCTTGTGAAAAACCAACTACACCGATGTTGCCATCAGCTTCATTGACCTTCACAGTCCTCCAATCACGATGAAACCCATTCCAAGGGTGTGTTAATTCCCTATAATCCTCGCCAACTTCACCCAAAGCCTTTTGGACTTCTGGAAAAGCATGGAAGATCTGGAATGATGGTGCTGTTAATGCCGTTTGGATAAACCTTTCGGTCTTCTCTACTCCTTTATTATCAGTACCATTTAGCTTTGTCAGATGGATAGTAGCATCATCAATCTCTCCTGTATAGACAAGTTTCCCTGCAATACGTTTGATCCTGTTGATAGCAACCTCAAAATCCTGTGTATACAACACAGCGTGAAGTCCTTTCTTCCGAAGAGCAAGCTCATCATCAGATTGAACAACCGAACTCAAGAATTTCTTCTCTTGTTGTTTTGTTGGGCTCGCAGTTTTGGGTAGAACCAAACTTGCGTACACCATCATTGCATTAAGAGCACGTTTCTGTTGCTTATGGTTGGAACTTTTCAGTTTTGCCCATACACACCTCCATGCGCCTTTGGGGCCATGCTTGGTATGCTTAATCCATGGTAGTTGAATATCTTCTCCTGCCAAATGATTAAGTGCTGCCTGCTTTAGTACCTTTAAACGCTTCACAACGTTTTCAGGACCTTC